TCTGGCGATACCATCAAAGACCGTGTAACGGTAGTAGTGATGAAGCTGCACACCGCAAAGAATGAGTTTGTTGACGGCATTGAGAAAGAGGACATTCATGTTGTCCTGTCCCCAGAAGCCTACGAGGAAATGCGTGATTACATCGACACCAAAGGCAACGCCAATGTCAAGACGGACGTTGCGGAGTTCGGGCGGTATCACGGCGCATGGATTTACTCCAATGTGCATCAGCCGGAGGGCGTTGAGATTATCGCCATGTGTACTGGAGCGATTGCAGAGCCGGTTATGGCAGACGAATACCAGGCAAAGCAGATTGAACTTTCCAATGCGTATGCAATCGGTATGTTCTTCCATTACGGTTGCAAGGTCGTTATGCCTGACCTGATTTTCTACAGCAAGAAACCGGGCGCGGCAAGTGCAAGCGAAACCGGAGAGGAATCTGGCGGCACGACAAGGGCAAAGAGTACGAAGCTGTCATAATGAGCAAACCGGCATGGGATATGTAAAGTATTCCATGCCGGAAACCATAATATCAAAATTGGAGGATATAACTATGGAATTAAAAGAAACAGTTGAAATGATGAACAGTGCGGATTACAAGGAGCGTTTTAAAGCAGAGTATCAGCAGGTGGTTATCCGCTATCAGAAGCTGGCAGCTATGCTTGAAAAGTGGGATAACGGCGAACTGAATTTCACGCCTACCTGCCCGAGAAGCACATACAATATGCAAGTTCGGGCAATGACCGACTATATCGCCGTGCTTGAAGCAAGGGCAGTCATGGAGGGCGTGGAGTTAGGAGAGTAGACCATGGGATACGTAACCTACAACTACTACAAAAGCATATACGGCGAGGATTCCATGCCGGAAACCGACTTTAACCGTCTGTCATGGGAGGCTTGCCGTCTGGTGGACACTCTCACGCTGAATAAGCTGAAATTTGCTTATCCAACTGACGAGGACGATATTGAAGCCGTCCGGCGGTGCGTCTGCAAGCTGATTGAGATTGCCGGGCAGATTGAAGCGGCAAACAAACGGGTATCAGAGGGACAAGGGTACATAATGGACGAATCCGGCGCGCTCCGGGGGAAAGTGGTATCTTCCGTTTCCTCTGGAAGTGAATCCATATCGTACACGGCAAAGGCAGAGGGGGGCAACACACTGATTGACGCTGTTTTGTCAGACAAGGCGGCGCAGGAGCGGCTATATCGTGATACCGTGAGGGAATATCTCTCACTTGTGCCGGATTCCAATGGTGTTAATCTGCTGTATGCCGGAATCCCCTACCCACGCCGCAATGCCCCGATAAGCAGACCGCCGGAGGATAAGCCAGTGGAGAAGCCGGAGGAAAGCGAGGGCGGAGAATGAAATTTTTGAAAAGATTGTTTTGCAAGCATGACTATAACAAAACGTATCTTCACATGGTAAGCGGCGGCATGGCGAAGTTGTATCGCTGTGAATGTAAGAAATGCGGAAAAGTGAGGTATGAAACATAATGAAACTATTTTTTGATACAGAATTTACAGGATTGCATAAGGGCACAACGCTTGTCAGTATAGGCATCGTGACAGAGAATGGCAAGCGGTTTTATGCGGAGTTTTCCGATTGTGACGAAAGCCAGTGCGATGACTGGATAAAGGAAAACGTGCTGAAACATACCATTCTTGCCGGAAATGATACCCTTGCCGCAAAACTTGGAGAGGACGGCAACACAACGGTTGTTCTTGGCAGTAAAGCGGATATTCGGTATGAGTTGGGCGAGTGGCTGAAACAGTTCGATGAGGTTCAGTTTGTTTCAGACGTGTGCCATTATGACATGGTTCTGCTGATTGATATTTTTGGCACAGCGTTTGGCTTGCCGGAGAATGTATCAGCGGCTTGCCACGACATCAATCAGGACATTGCAAAGCATTATGGAATTTCCGAAAGAGAAGCCTTTGACAAGAGCAGGGAGAACATTGTTTCTGAACTGTGCGGGCGGCAGATTGAGGGGGAGAAGCACAACGCCCTTTATGACGCAGAGGTTATCAAGGCTATCTATGCGGAAATCATTGTGTGACCGCTATGGGAATAGGCTATGTTGACAGCGTGGTTGTCTATAACCGCTACATAAACGGACTGATGGAAACAGAAACATATTTCGGCACACGGTTTGATAAAGTGCGAGTGGAACTGACGCAGGGCGCAAATCAAAAGGCAAGCGGCATGGAAAATGCCAGTGTGTGCGTGGTGAAAATCCCGAATGTCAATCTGTCGAAGCCATATAAAGCGCCGGAAGTGTGGAACGACCTCACGACTGATGAAATGCTTGATAGTTTCACGCTTGACACTACAAGCAAGAGTTTCTTTATCATTGTCAAGAAGTCTGATATTGCGGTGGATATTGACGTGCCGCTTGGGGTGATTGAGCAAGATTATGAGAAATATGGTGATGATGGGTGGTTCGGGTACGTCAAGGGCAAATATGGTTATGTATTCGGGATTGATACGGTGGACGTTTATACGCTGATACCGAGGTTTGAGATTGGAGGAAGATAAGAAGTGAAAACCATTAAAAATATTATTGCAGAATCAGGAGAGGATTGCAGAGTTGACATTGACATCATGCACGAATCTCTGACAAAACTCCCGGCTGAAATGTATCTGAATTTATACCGCAAAATGCACATGAACATTTACGGCTATCCCCCGATTGCGAATTGGGGCGGCTGTTGCGGCGAGATTGAGGAAAAGAAACCGGACATCAAAGTTGATGTTGACTATTCGGAGGTAGACGAGGCAAGAAAGAAGATTGACGAATTAGGCGAGAAGTTAGGAGAAGTAAATAGCCTTATTTCAAAAATCGCAAGCGGAAAAGTTTCAGTATTTGCGGATTTTTCTGAAATACAAAGAGTTGCGAAGGAATACCACCAAAAAACGGGAAGAAACGCTTTTGAATTTTGATTTATGGAGGTAGCCTATGCCCGAAGAAATCAAAGAACGCCTGTCAAAAACGGAATATGATAAGGTCGGGGAAATGCTGCTGGAACTGATTGCGGAGTGTCCGTATATCCCGGCTGATCTGAAAGGAAAAACCGGAGGAATTCAGTATCAGTCAATGGGGACGGATAAGTGCATCGGAATCCTGACGCTTCCCGGCGCAAAATACGTTAAAAAGTATGTGTCTGGCAGCTTTGTGGCGCAGGTTAGCTTTCAGATTGCGTATAAGAGTAGTCCTACAAACAATAAAGGGCGCATAGATGCACAGGCAGTTGTGGATAACATCATGGACTGGCTGGAAGATATTGAGAAATTACCGTCACTATCTGGCGGAAGAAAAATAACCAAAATCACCGCCTCAAGTAGCTTTGCAACCGTGGACGAGGTAAGCGGAGACAAGCAGACTGTTTTTGTGGCAAATGCAGAAATGCGGTATGAAAAGAAAGGAGCATAAAAAGTGGCAAACGACAGAACAAACATGGTGTCCTTGTTGGACTTTGGGAAGTGGATGGATGGTGATGCATCGAACATACTCGAGCTCGGGGACGGATATACGGAATTGACCGAGGACTGGTCCCCGAATACGAACGAAACAACCTATGTAAACATGAAAACAGCAGCAACTACAGTTAATGGATATGCGCTTTCTATGACGCCGGAACGCGAGCATCTATCCGATGAAGCGCAAGAGTACATAGACAGGGCATTTCGAAAATTTCCAACTGGGAAAAGTGCAGAAACAGACTATTACCGGTTTTACAAGACCGGAAAGTCTGGAGACGGGTTCCTGGCAATCAAAGTGCCTGTGGTTGCGATGCCGACCTCTACGGGCGGAACAGGTGGCGAAACGCTCACGTCCTCGATCCAGATTAGCGGAAACGGCGATGCCGTTGACGGCATCATGAAGATTGAAGAAGGGAAATGGACATTTACCGAGACACCGGACGCAGAAGCAGCAGCGTATAAAATACGCAAAAATGGCAGCGCAAGCCTTAGCGACTAGGTATTAAGCAAGCACTTAATATGCAGGGGAGCATACCTTTCCATTGTTCCCCTGTTTTGGAAAGGATATTAGGAATGGATAGTTTAAGAGTAAATAGCGGCATAAAAAATATCGAGGTAAATGACAATGGGGATTATATCAGCATCCCGATCAGTGACGCTGGTTTTTATGAACGTTTCGGCGCTCTGATGAAGAATTTTGAAAGCAAGCAGGCAGAAATCGAACAGCGGGCAAAGGAGCTGTCAGAAAAACACAAAGACAAACAAAATGATGATGTGGATATGATCGTTGACAGCATTCAGCTTTACGCTGATTTATGCAGATACACCTGCACTGAACTGGACAGCCTTTTTGGAGAGGGATGCTGCCGCAAAGTGTTTGTAGGTATCCAGAATCCGGGAGTGGAACTGATTGCAGATTTCTTTGAGCAGATTACACCGCTTCTCAATCAGTATGCGCAGGAGAGAAATCAGAAGATAGATCTCATATACAGCCGCAATCGTAAAGGGGCAAGGAGCAAGTAATGTTTAATGTTTTGCTGGATCCTCTTCCAACAGAATACAGAGGTTTTCCCATTGATTCAGATTTTCAGATTGGCATCCAGATTATGCAGGCCCTGGAGGATGGTGAACTTTCGCGGCAGGAGGGACAGGCGGTAGCTTTATCCCTCCTGTTTCTTCAAGAAGATGCTCAAGGCAATCAGCTTCCCCTGCCGGATGCCGAAACTGCCCTGGAAGGACTTGTGTGGTTTTTGACGGACTGGAACCATGATCATAATAGCAAGGTAGATAATACGAGGATAACTGACTTCGACATTGATCAATGGCGTATATATTCTGCCTTTAAACAGCATTATGGAATCAACCTGAATATAGATAAGCTGCACTTTTGGGAATTTATGGGACTGCTCACCACACTGCCAGAATGCGCCTATACACGCGTTATTGATATCCGGGCGAAGAAAATCACGTCTAAAATGGGAACGGACGAGAAAAAGGCATATACGGAGCTTAAAAAGGTATATGCGCTGGACCAGCCGAATGAAGTAGAGTATACCGACAATCAGAAGGCGGCCATCGATGAGTTTGACCGGATGATGGAAGAACAAAAGAAAATCAGGGAAAGTAAGAAACTGGCGGCAAAAGCTTTTAAGGATATGGTGAGATGATGTACAGGCAAACCAAAAACTATGAAAACCTTCAGAAGCGTGTATTTGACGGTGCAGGGGAATATGGCATACCGCAGATACAGCCTGCAACATATAAAAGTTGTGACTGGATCGGGTTCAATTATGCCAGAAGTGAAAAGAATAGGACGGATAAGGGAGTACATTTCTTCCTTGACGATTACCAATTTGGAGTAGTTTGGCAGTCTCCAGACAAGTACCTTGATATGTTCCGGCAATTCACTCACGTCATGTCCCCGGACTTCTCTACATACACTGACTTTCCGAAAGCCATACAGATTTACAATCATTACCGCAAACATTGGGTAGGAGCATATCTGCAAGAGAATGGTGTGAATGTGATACCGACAATTTCATGGAGTACGCCTGATTCATTTGAATGGTGCTTTGACGGGGAGCCGGCAGGCGGCGCGGTTGCGGTATCTTCCGTTGGCGCGACGAACAGCCGGGAAAAGAAAGTGCTGTTCCTTGCCGGATATAATGCCATGATAGAGCGGCTGCACCCGGAGACTATTCTCTTTTACGGGAAAGTGCCGGAAGAATGTGAGGGAAATATTTTACAGATACAGCCGTTTCATAAACGGTTTGAGAAAGAAGTGTGAGATATGGGTGGAAGAGGGGCAAGTTCCGGAATATCAGATAAAGGCAGAAAGTACGGAAGTGAATATAACACTATTTTACAAGAAGGAAATATAAAATTTGTTACCAAGAGTGATCGAACGTCAGAAACGCTCATGGAGACAATGACACCTGGGAGGGTATATGTAACAGTCGGAGGAAAAGATTTACTATCAATAATGTACTTCAATTCAGATAACAAAAGAGTAAAGTCCATTGATCTTGATCACCCTCATAAAAAGATGAAACCACATACTCATCATGGTTACATACACTTTGAAAATGATGGTCCTAAGGGTGCTGCGAATCTTACTACTGAAGAAAAGAAAATGGTTGAGAGAGTTGCGAAATTGTGGTATAATCACTTAAACAAGAAGCAGTAGCTCACAAGGGAGAAGCAGCGTTATCAGCGCATGGACTCCGGTTCAAATCCGGACGCTTGTTGTCAGCAGAAAATAGTTTAGGCGGGCAGAACACGTCAATTGACGAGGCATCGGTTCAATTCCGGTTGACTGCGAGGCATGGCTTAAAGCTGTGCCTTTTATATTTTGAGCAGATAAAGGGCGGTAGAAATACTGCTCTTTTTATTTCCCATAGCTTTTCCTATCAGAATATAATATGGTGAAGGTATTAGGAAAGATGGTAAATGCATCTTCTCAATAATGTAGTTTTATGGTAGAATATGGAATGTCCTGTCAAATCCCGCATGACTTTTCGGGGGATGGGACAATTATCAAAAACTCAAAGGAGGATTAGGGGAAATGGGAAATGAGAAACCAACAACAAAAGTATGTAAGCACTGCAAGACGGAGATCCCGTATGGTGCAAAGGTGTGCCCGCAGTGCCGGAAGAAACAGGGCGGCGTACTGAAATGGGTGATTATCGCTATTGTGGTAATTGGCATTATCGGAGCGGCGGCAGGCGGCGGTGATGATAAGCCTACAAAGGTAGGAGACAACACCTCCAGTAGCGCAGGCGGTAATTCCAATGAATCACAACAAAATAGCGTGGAATCTTCAAGCGAAGAGGAAAAGGAAACTGTTTTCCGAAAAGGTGAAATTGCAGAATTGAATGGTGTGCAGGTTACGTTGACCGATTACAAGGAAAGTACCGGAAGTGAGTACAATAAGCCGACTGATGGAAATGTGTTCTTGATGGCAGAATTTGAAATTGCAAATAATACAGAAAAGGAATTGGCTGTCAGCAGTGTAATGAGTTTTGATGCATATGCAGATGATTACGCACTGAACTTCTCATTTTCTGCATTGATGGAAAAAGAGGGTAATCAGCTTGACGGAACTATTGCCGCCGGGAAAAAGCTGAAAGGATGGATTGGTTGGGAAGTTCCGGCGGACTATCAGAATGTGGAGATTCACTTTACTGATAATGTTTGGAGTAGCGACAAGTTTGTTTTCGTGATTGAGAAATAATTACAACTGAATATTGAGAGAAAAAGGCAGGGAATGAAAATTTTCTGCCCTTTTTCTATTTTAGGTGAATTTTGTACGTTTCCTATCATTTTTTGTCAATTTGTGGTATATTGTAGGTATTAAGGGATTGGAGGGGAAATTGCATGAATGAACAAAAAAACAAGGAAATAAAGCGCGATAAAGCCTTTATGCACATTGCGTATTGGACAAATCGCATTTTGTTTCCACCAGCTAAGGCAATATTTGTTTTGTGGACGGTATCGTGGCTATCGTCATTGCCAGGAGACAGAGAAACGCCTTTTGGTCAGAAAATCGTTATTGTACTATTTGGATATTTTCTCATGTGCGGAACAGCCAATTTGATTTATGCGTCAAACAAAAAGAGATATTTGGCGTATAAAATGAGAGTATCGCAAAAGAAAATAAAGCGTTTGCGAAAATTGATGTATAAAACCGATCCTATACAGTATGAAATGCAATATGGTTATGATGAGGAAGTGACAGAAAAAAGAGGGCTTCTTTATAGATTACTCCATAAAGAACCGTCTGCCGCTGAAAGGGCGCAAGCAAGATTAGATAGGGCGAATCAGTTAGCAAGTATTATAAATTCAACATATAATTTTGAAGAATTTGTAAAGGCTTATGGGGAACTTGTAATAAATATGGAGTTTTTGCAATCCATTGAAAATTTAAGTTTTTTCACTGGGAGAAAACCGTCTGAAGATTTGGCAGAGATAAAGGAGAAAAGACCTCTGACTGAAAAAGAATTTGTAGACCGTTATCTATACCAGCATGGAAAAGAAAGTCTAGCGAGCAATAAAATTTATTTCGATAGACTTTTGCCAGAAACAGTGCAATATATCAATTCGTTTTTATTGAATTCAAGTACAGAGTCAAAGCCATATAATAACTTTGATTACATGGAAGGACATGATTTTGAATACTTTTGCGCTGATATTCTGAAAAAGAATGGTTTTGAAAATGTAGAGGTTACACAAGGAAGTGGCGACCATGGGATAGATATACTGGCAGAAAAAGACGGTATTACATATGCTATACAATGTAAGTGCTATTCTTCCAATATTGGAAACGCCGCTGTACAACAGGCGCACACCGGAAAGAGCATATACAAGAAGGACATTGCCGTTGTCTTAACAAACCGATATTTCACAGCACAAGCCAAAGAAGAAGCGGCGGCTTTGGGTGTTAAATTGTGGGATAGGGACAAGCTGAATAGCATGATTGAAAAATCTTAGAGGGCTTTTTGCCCTCTTTTTTAATTTAGGTATTGACATTTAGGTGTGATATAAATATAATAAAGGTGTGATGTAAATTAAGGAGGTGAAGAAAATTAGTCCAGTAGGCAGACCAAAAGTAGACAACCCTAAGACCAATCGCTTTAGTATATGCCTTGACAAAGAAACAGAGGATAGGTTAAAAGAGTATTGCAAAGAGCATAACATCACAAAAGGTGAAGCGATAAGGCAAGGAATACATCTGCTTTTACAACAAAAAAAGTAGCAGTTGGTAAGTTTGGCGACCGACAACTACTACTTTTCAACACCAATCCACCAAAGGAAGATTGATAGGATTATTATATCTTCTTTTGGTGTGGTTGTCAAACACTGAAAGGAGATTTTTTTAATGAATGATTTAGTAGTAAAGTCCGTTGATTTGTTCGGAGATACGGTCATGGCGGCACAGGATAACGCCGGTAACATTTGGGTTGGCGTTCGGTGGATTTGCGAGGGATTGGAATGACAGAAGGTCATTTGAAACGCCAGATTGCCAACATCAAGAAGGATTTGACATTGAGCAGAGGGGGATCAAATTTGATCCTGAACAAAGGTTCGGGTGAAAGAGAGGTTTTCTGCCTGAAACTTGACTATGTTCCCTTGTGGCTTGCAAAGGTGAATATTACACCTACCATACAAGCAGAAAGACCAGAACTTGCGGACAAGCTTCTTGAATACCAGCTTAAGGCAAAGGACATATTGGCAGATGCTTTTCTCCCAAAGCGGCAGGACGAACTGGCAACCGTGAACCCCTCCGAAATCCCCCTGGGCGAACTGGCCAGCTACCTCAAAGCAATGGATAGAGTAGCCCACCGCCAGAACCTCGCACCGCACAAGATTACGGAGAACTTCAAAAAGGTATCGGCGCAGTTCGGGGTGGAGCTGACAGAGGATTTCGTGAAGGTGCCGGAGTTTGAGCAGTTGACGCTTGAGAGTATGGGGAAGTAGGAGGGATAGATATGGAATCAATTAAGAAGTATGTGGAGAGATTTTTCAAGACCACAAAGCGGAATCTTAGATATTCGGTATCGCTTGGGGAGTGCAAGGAAGTTGTGGATGCTGTCAGGAATGTGGATGAGTTTGACGGAATTTTCGTGTTAGCAGACTTTTTCGAGTTCGGCTATGCCAAAGGCTACCGGGCGGCAATGGAGGAGATGAAGAAAGGCGGTGCAACGGCATGAATGACAACATCAACGAAGTAATCCTGAGGAGCAAGCCGAACCGGGAGCCGATGGACTTTGAGCGGTTGAAATTCCTCTGCTACTTTATTGCCGGGATAATCGGAGAGGTGTTCGGCTTCATACTTGTACTGATAATTATTTTGGCAATGGCCGGGATGGTGGCGGAAGTTTTCGGGCTTGTGATAGCCCTGCTGTTCATCCTCTGCGCATTTGGAGTTTTGAAGTGAATAATTTTTATATGGTGCGGGCACAGATTCAATGTGTCCGTGCCTTTTTAAATTTGGTACAAATATAGATCTGAACAATGCTACAATAAAAGAAAAACCGGCCTGCAAGCAGGAGCAGGTCGCTGACTCAGAAAAATTATGGGCAGATTTGGGGACATCTCTGCTTATGCGGAGGTGTCTTTTTAATGGCAGAATATGATGGTTCCATACGGATAAATACAAATATCGAAGCGAAAAATGCTGAAAAAGAATTAAAACGTCTTGAGAGCAGTATTTCTAAAACTGCTGACAAGATAGCTTCTTTGCGCTCAAAAATGGATTCGCTAAAAGATGTGCAGATACCTACACAGGAGTATGAAGAGATTTCTGCGCAAATCCAAAAAGCCGAAACAGAATTTAACAAGCTCCTTGAAAAACAGGAACAAATGCAACGAGAAGCCAAAGATAGTGGCGTTGCATGGGAACGACTTAATTACAAAATGGAAGAAGTCGGGAATACAATACGATATGCAAAAGGAGAACTGAAAGACCTTGTAGAAAGTGGAAAAGCCTTTACCCTTGGTAGCGATACAGAAAAATATGCTGAAATGACAGCACAGATGGAGCAGCTTAATCAACAGATGGAAGACGACACACAGCGCCAGTCTGAATTGCAAAATGCACTTGCATCTGAAGAAGAGCGCCTTGCACAAATCAAAGCCAATGCTACGGTATCTGATCAGAATATCATTGACCTATTAGAACGCCGCAGACAGCTAATATCAGAAATCAAAGATATGGAAGCGGCAGGTGTCGGACTGGGCTACCAGCAGTATGAGGACGCAAACCGGGAGCTGGAAGAGGTAAACGGTAAGATTAAAGAGTACCAGAAGAACCTTGGAAGTGTACCTGAGAAGTTTAATAAAATGCGGAAATCTGCAAACAAAGCTTTTACTGCAGTAGCGCAGGGAACAAAGAAAAGCAGCGGGCTGTTGTCTAATTTCACAAGCAGATTAAAAGGCATCGCCCTTTCTCTCTTGATTTTTAACTGGATATCCAAGGGTTTTAACGCCATGATCTCCGGCATGAAAAAAGGCTTTGAGAACTTTGCCGGATACTCTGATTCCTATGCACAGAATATCCAGAATATGAAGAATGCCATGTCCACGCTTGGCAATCAGTTCGCCGCGGCATTTGCTCCTATTGTGCAGATGGTGATTCCATGGCTTACAAGCCTTATAAATACCTTGACTAATGCCATATCACATATAGCACAGTTTATCTCCATATTGAGCGGGAAAAGCACGTTCACAAAAGCCAAAAAAGTGCAGGATGATTACAACAAGTCCTTGGGTGGCACGGCAAAAGCTGCAGATAAGGCGCGCGGAGCGCTGGCAAAGTTTGATGACCTGGATGTGCTGGAAAAGAAGGATAATACATCCGGCGGAGGGGCTGGAGCGGAGAATGCCGGGGCAGATATGTTCGAGGAAGTTCCCGTTGACACTGAAGTATTGAGTTTCTGGCAGCGGGTGCAGGAGGCTATGAAACCGGCTATTGAGTACGCCAGACGGCTTAAGGATATTTTTTCTCAAGGATTTTTTGATGGTTTGGGAGATTGGGAATATCGTTTTGAATCTATAAGAGTGAGCATTTTATCAATGAAAGACAGCCTGAGTAACATTTTTGCAGATCCTTCGGTAGTATCTTCTGCTGATAGCTGGGCGCAGTCGGTATCATATAGCATTGGTTCCATTGTCGGCTCAATGGCCAGTATAGGATTGACAATTGCAACAAATCTTTTAGGCGGTATATCTACTTTTCTTGAAGAAAACAAAGATCGGATAAAAGGTTATCTGATATCCATGTTTGATATACAGGCCGAAATCAATCAGAAATTTTCAGAATTGTTTGATTCTATTGCCTATGTATTCGAAGCATTTGCATCCGAACAAGGGCAACATCTTACAGCAAATATTATCGGTATTTTTGCAGACTCGTTTATGGGTGTAACGGAACTTGCTGGAAGACTGGCAGAAGATATACTTGGTGCAATCATACAGCCGTTTGTTGACAATAAAGAAGAATTCCGAACTGCTTTAGAGGGATTTTTGTCTGTCCTATCAGAAATAACTGGTACGATAAAAGAGGGAATAGACGATACATTTGACAAACTAAATGAAGTCTATGATGAACATATTAAGCCATTTTTTGATTCTATAGCAACTGGATTATCAGACACAGCCGGAAAGTTTATGGAATTCTGGAATAATGATGTTCAGCCTATTTTAGATGAATGGGCACAAAAATTTGATGAAATATGGAAAGCGCATATCCAGCCGATGTTAGACAAATTTATGGATCTTCTAGGCGATGTCGCAGACTTTTTGAAGGCTGTTTGGGAAAATGTTTTGAAACCAATAATAGACTGGATAATCGAAAATATTTTGCCTGTTTTGCTTCCGATATTTGATGGAATTATTAAAGGAGTAATGGAAGTTGCTGGCGGAATTGCTGATGTTATTGGCGGAATCATTGATGTCATAAGCGGGATATTACAGTTTTTAACGGGCGTCTTTACGGGCGACTGGGAAAAGGCCTGGGATGGCGTTGTAAAAATATTTGATGGTGTATGGGGAGCAATAAAAGGTGTCATCAATGGAATTCTGGGTGGGGTTGAATCTTTAGCAAATGGTGTTGTAAAAGCAATCAATGTTATTATTCGGGCATTGAATGGATTGCATTTTGATATTCCTGATTGGGTTCCGGCTTTAGGCGGGAAAAGCTTTGGGTTTAATATCAATGAATTAAAGGAAGTATCTATTCCCCGCCTTGCCACCGGATCAGTAATCCGCGGCGGCAATCCGTTTATGGCGATCCTGGGCGATCAGCCGCGCGGCCAGGTGAATGTTGAAGCACCGCTGGACACTATCAAGCAGGCGGTGCGGGAAGAACTGTCCGGAATGAATTTTGGAAGTGCCGGCGTTGGGCAGGCAAAAGTGGTATTGAACATTAATGGTGTGGATGTGGGAGAGGCAATGCTGGATGATTTGTTTTCTGTAATGCAACGGCGTGGATATGACGTAAGCGTACTGGGGGTAAGGTAATGAAGTTTGATAAAGGCATAATGATTGACGGAATATTTTTTGATATCCCCATGGTATCCCTAAAGCGTACTGGAGATTTTCTGCACAAATATGCAGAACGAAACGAAGCGGGTACTTTGATGGCGGAACTGATCGGGGTGTACTATAACTACACCCTGACAGCCGGAACCAGCTCCGATTTTGGAGATACAGACTATGAGGCATTCTGGGATAAAATGACGGAGCCGGTGGAATTCCACGACATTTCCATACCTACAAAAAGCGGATATTATACATTCCGGGGTTACATATCAAGTGTTGCAGACGAATACAAAAAGATTTTGGATAACGAAGCGGAATTTACAGGATTTACATGTAAGTTTACCGCGCAGTCTCCTGCGAGGACGCCATGAGAACAGAATTCTACATTGATTATAATCTTTATGACATAACTGCATTAAATGACGCCCGGGAATCATCCAGCAGTAATGCGCCATTTGCAAATATTAACCGGATAAAAGAAAACCTTTTGGCGCCGGACTATGGAACGCTGGAGCATAATTTCTTTGTGCTTGACGGGAGCCGGGAGGAATTCCCGGACAGTCCGGAGGATCTTGTATATTTCTCCGCAGGGCAGTCAGGACCGGACGGAACGTTTTCGGCAGAGCAGTCGATCACAATCCGTTTCACGGAAAATCACACAAGCGTAGGTTTGACACTTGTATTTTTGGACTCTTATCCGATAGAGCTGGAAATATATTGGTATGACCTTGAGGGCAATTTGAAGAGCAGGAGGAAATTTTATCCGGATGCGCTGATGTACTTTTGCGAACATCAAGTGGAAGAGTACGGGCAAATCAAAATCATATTCCAAAAAGCGCTTCCCTGGCACAATGTGAAACTGCAGTACATTAAATATGGTACAAGCATCACCTGGAACAGTGATACAATTAAAACAGGTAAGCTGATTAATGATGTCGACCCGATCAGTGACCGGCTCACAACTGATACCCTTACATTTGAATTTATTGATGAGCACGACGAATTCAACCTTGGAAATCAAGGGGGAATGCATAAAACTTTTCAGCGGCGGCAAAATATGCTGGCCTATGAACGGGTGGGGGAGGAAACCGTACCGCTTGGAACATTTTTCCTGGAATCCAGCAGTATTACAAAGAATATCTGCAAAATGACAGCTATCGATTATAAAGGAATGCTGGCCAACGTGGATTTTATAGACGGGAGGATGTATAACGGGGAAAAAGCCGGCGGAATTATCCGGCGGCATGAAACAGCGGGCAGCCCTTATCAG